CAAAACACCATTATCATAACCGCCTTGGGCAAAAATAGGAAATGATTTATTAGGGTTAATTTGGAGGCTACTCCAAGGCCTAACAACATCAAACGTAGTACTAATAGTTGTACCTGTAGTGTCTTGAGTTGGATCTGTAGTTGCTACTGTATTACCCTCTGCTACAGCTACTAACGCTGTTGTTGTAGGCGCTACCTTAGCTGGGATAATCTCTGTATCAGGACTGTAAGCTATTGAATACTGTGCTGCAGTACTAAACTGAGTAGGTCCAACATCAATACTTGTAGGTGTTGATGTACTATCAGGTGTTACTTTAAGTGCATTGTTAGTATTAATACTTCCTAAAAGTGCTAACAAGGCGCTTTGCATTGTAGACACTGTACCATTATCTTTAGCTAACTCTGCTGCATTCTGAGTTTTATCAGGATCATAATATGCATTAAGATAATCTGCATCGTTAGTAAAACCAGTATCTCCATACGTATCATCATCCTGTGCTGGAGTAAAGTTAGGGTCAAGTAATCGACCTGGGCCTTCCCCATAGTGCCTGTCAAAAGCAATTGAAGCTCCAGTTGCAGTATTTAACGTAAGTGTAACTCTTGTTAACTTAGCGTACTCAGGGGAGACACCTTCCGTTGTAACAATATTACCAGGAACTGAATCTGTAATAAGAGGAGTGACTAGTGTGCCGGTTCTTGTATCACCATTTACAACAGTATAAGCAAAAGTGCCTACAACATTTTTTCTATCAACAGAAGTAAATGTTAACACTTCGTTTGTACGAGATAACGTAAAATAAGTTGTATCTGTCCAAGCTGCTTCTAATGCTGTTGCAATTTCTGTAGCCGTTATTTCTTCTACGTTAGTAGGTGCACTACCAGAATCAGGGTCAAATGCCGCAGTACTATCAAAGTTAATCGTAATTGCACTACCTTCTGGCGGTGTTAATGTAATACGATCTGTTGTATTGTATGCGTTTCTTCCGGCTCGTGTTTCAGCATAAGTAAAATTACTACTGCTAAATCCAGCTGGTAATGTACCTGTACTACTTATTGCAACACTAAAGTTATTAGTTAAAACACCTACAGATGTAGCAGTTGCTGTCACTAGCCCAACACCTGTAGTTGTAGTAAAATCACTATTAGCACTAATAAGTGTGTTTACAGTTGAAACTACGGTTGCTCTTGTCTGTGTTCCATCTAATACTTCACTACTAGTTGTACCATCTGGGAATGTTAAGGTAAGTAACGGTTGTGGGATATTATTGTCAACACCTGTAGTAACCACTGATACTGACGCTGTAAGATCTCCACCAAATTCAGTTTCAGTATAACTTGTACCAAGGTAGTTTGTTGCAAAAGAAATAGTTAATGCACTATGATTTCCACCATTTACTGAAATAAGTCTTACATTATTACCATTAGTAGTTACTGTATAGACAGCACTTGCACTACCATCAAACGCAGCAAGTGCAGATAGTTTAGTAACGATATCATTTTTAATGTCTGTTTGACTAGTAAGGTTTTTTGTTAACGTAACTGTTTCATTAATTGCTGCTTGAACACCAGCTACTGCAGGTGCAGTCACTGTCATAGAAATAGCAGGACTAAGACCAGCTGTAATTCCGTAGACACCTACGCCTGTTGTAGTAGAGCTTGGTGTTATGTTTGTTGTAGTCCCACTCCCTGATACTGCAAAAGTTGATGTACTAAAAGCACGAGGCCCAGGAACATCTGAAGTAAGTGTAAGTACATTTGATGCTACTGTAGCTGTAAAATCTGCAAGAGCATTGTTAGAATTAATGTAATCTTTAATTGCTTCTACAAACTGCGCCATTGTAATAGTAGCACCATCAGCATAACTAGTACCAAGAATAGCACTTGCTGGGAAACTAACACTACCAATACTAGCATCACCATTAATAATTGCACTAGCACCACCATCAAGGTGTGTAGTTTTATTACGATCATAAGTAAAAGTTGTTGCCGAAGGATACGTTAAAGTGCTTACTGCGTTAACTGTATTTGGGCCTGTGTCACCAGTTACTGTTAAATCAACTACCTCAAGTACATCAGTAGTAAAATCAGAAAATGTGCTTACTGAAACTGTTTTAATAGACTTAATACCTGTTGTTTTCTTAGGTGTCTTTCCATTAATAGTTACTGCTTGTATTTCTCTTTTACCACGATTAGTGTAACCTGCATTACCACTTTCACCTGTTGCAGTTATTGTAGCTGCAGGGATACCACCACCTTTAATAGGGCCAATATCACCTGATGCAACTGCATTTAATTCTCGGATAGTCCAAGTATTACTTCTATAATTCCAAATAAGTGCTTCGTCACATTCACCACCTGTAGAGTTAAGTGTAGGATAGCATACCCATATTTCTAACTCTTGGTGATTTTGCATAACAAACAATTGTTTTTCTTGAATTGGATTAAGGTTGTTATAAAAGTATTCTTTAACCCTACCTTGTGCTAATGATTGAATGTTTCCTGGATTTCCAGAAAATTGATATATATCATTAGAGCCAATTACAAAATGTTTACCATCATACTCTCTAACAGCACCTTGTGTAAGACAACCATATTCATCTGTTACTGGAGCAAAAGAAACAGGTGCATTAGCATTACCTGTTAATCGCATAACGTGTATACTATCTGTACTGTAAATGTACATATTACCAGAAAGAGATTTCATGTCTTGAATAACGTTGGTTTCAGATAGTGTAAATTCATCTGCTGTACTTGCACCAGCTGCAAAAGGGTTCCAATTATTAGGAACAGATCCTGGCACAGCAACATCTGAAGTTCTTACCACACCCGATAATCTACGGATAATATTACTACCATCTCTTTCAGTAAGATCTCCAGCTACTAACAAGTTGCCAAAAGATTCTACAACACTTGCACGTACTTCTACAGGGTTTCTTGATTCAATTGTTACGTTTACAACATCACCTATTGTTAGAGCACCAATAACAACAACTGTTGTATTAGTTGAAATATCTGTGTATATTTGAAAATTATTACCTGTAACAATAGGTATAGTAGAGGGGTAAATACCAGGGACAAAGTTAGTTGTGTTAACTGTACCTGATCCTGCAGGGGTCCCTGCTTGTGCAGATTTATTATTAGTTCCTGTAATTACAATTTCATTAGTAGTAAAGTCTACTTTTTGTCCAAGGTCAAAAACATTAGTAACACCTGCAGAAAATGTATCATTTACAATTGTTTGTTCTACATGGTAACTATCCCAGCCAGGAAGTTCTGCTAATACAAGATTGTTAATATCAGTGTTACCTGCAGCATCTAGAATGTAATGAGGTTTATCAATACCGTTATTAATAATAAAAGTAAAACCACCACTAAACAATGTATGTTGCCAACCAAAAGTAGTAGCTTGAAAACCATTACCACTATTTAAACTAGCAGGAGTAATATCTACTTTAGTTCCTGTTTGATTTTGTATAAAAACTTGTTGACCAACAACAACACCAGCTACTACTTTATCTGCTACATAAACATAGTACAAACCAGTTGGTTGTAGATTGGGGTTTTCCCAAACAGCAAAGTATCTTACTTGTCCTGTAACACCTACAATATCATTTAGTAATAGTTCGCCTTCCATCTTACGTACAGCGCCATCTTTAAATCTGACATTTTTTACATCTGTGAATATATTTTGTGCTAAGGCAACTGGAGGAGTATCAATGACAACTCCTTGAGATGCTAAGTCCGTGACAGGTAAAATGTTTTCTGCCATGTTACTCCTCCATTATTAATTATTATGAGCATTCCTTTTGGCCTGTAAGCGGGTCGATAAAGCAAGCCTCAACCGTTCCCTCTTCTTTAACCATTTCCTCATTTTCGCCAGATACCTTCTTTTCTTCTTCCACGGTTTCGTTAAAGATACCGAATCGTTTTCCGCTAATCCTGAACGTAGTGCATCCCTTCGCCCCGCCCTTCCAGGCATCAACATACACCTGTTTAAAGTCTTCATATGAGACATCATCTCCCACATTACAAGTTTTAGAACACGCTGAATCAACATAGTGTTGAGACAACAACAATACTGCTAAGTGATCTTGAACTGAAATATCAGATGATGTCCTCCCTTCAACACCTCTTGCATAAGCGTAATCTTCTACACGTTCAACACGAGGTCCTTCAAATGTTTGAATAGTACGGTCATAGTAGTGGCTAAACACAGGCTCAATACCACCAGTAACATTGTCTGCTACAAGACTAATAGTCCCTGTAGGTGCAATAGATGTTAAGTGGCTATTACGAATACCATGTTCTCGTATTTCTTTTTTAACTGATGCAGGTAATGTACGAATAAAATTAGACTTCAAGTACTCTGGACGATACATAGGGAATGCACCTTTTTCTTTTGCTAACAAAGCAGATGCCTTATAACAATTGTCTCTTAAACAAGAGAATACTTTTTCTGACCAATTAAGAAATTCTTTAGATGCGTAAGGGTACCCTAGAAGCTCACCAGCATTAGCTAGTGCAGTTACACCTAGTCCCATACGTCTTTTAGCCTTAGCCTCGTCAGACTGTTCCTTAAGCGGGTAAATAGTCCGATCAATAATATTATCCATAGCACGTACTACGTGTGGGATATCCTTTTTAAACTGTGTAAAGTTAAATACATAGCTGCCATTACTTTCATCAAGGTACTTTACCAAGTTAAAGGAACCTAGTAGACATGCACCTTGCGGGGGCAACGGCTGCTCTCCACATGGGTTGGTGGCTTCAATAGTCTCACAGTACCATAGATTATTCATCTCTTGTATACGGTCAATAAACAGAACTCCTGGCTCTGCCCAATCCCATGTTGAGTTCATTATCTCATCCCATACCATTTGGGCTGAAAGAGTGCCACGAACAACACCATCAAACAAAAGCTCGTAGTCGGTATTGTTATCCAAAGCTTCCATAAAGGCATCTGTAATCCCAACGGAGATATTAAAGCCGGTGAGTTTATCACTGTTACGTTTAGCACGAATAAAGTCAAGTATATCAGGATGGTCAATACGAAGGACACCCATTTGTGCTCCTCGCCTGTGACCACTAGAAGCAATCGTTTGACACACTGCATCAAAGATCCCCATAAAAGAAACAGGACCAGAAGACTGAGAATCGAGAGAGTTAATATGGTCGCCCCGTGGTCGTAGTCTACTAAAATCATATCCAATACCACCACCCTTACGCATAGTCTCTGCTGCTTCCGCTGCACGTTTCATGATAGACTTCATGTTGTCATCAATAATTCCACTAACAAAACAGTTAAAGGCTGTGGTAATACGTTTACTACCCATAGCGTTTTGGACTCTACCTGCTGGAAGAAACCGCATGTTACCAAAGATGTCTTCTAGTTCCAGTTGATGTTCAGGGGTATCGTTTAATGCTCCTGCCATACGTTTAATTTTGTCATCAAAGGATTCACCTTCTTGACGGTATTTCATTGCATCAATCTCTTCTGAAATAGAAGTATTTGGTCCAGTGTATTCTGTGTTTCTCATAGTATATCCCTCAGGCTATAGTGAATAGATTTTTCCTATAAGGGGTATATGCTATTTTACATTTCTCATTCTTTGTACTAACCGATCTGCTCGGTTTGTAACTTGTTGATACCATTTACTATCAACCATTTCAACAGCAGCACGATGCCAATCACTAGCATCTACTGCAGCTTTCATACCTTTAAATTTACTAAGCCTAGGTCTTCCCATATTAAACATCATGTTTGCAATAATCAATTGTACTTCTTCAGGCAAAACACTAAAGTTGGGGTATAAGAGTGTGCACTCCGATAACACTGTTTCGACATCACTAGCGAAGCACTCATTGACTCTATCTTCTGAGACTGGAGTCCCAACTGGTAGTCCATATTCAGGATCGCTATTGAGAATAAGGTGACCAATACCGTGTGTAGGGAGATTAAGATGATCAAGGTAGATTTCATACTTGCAACCCTCGTCAATCTTAAGTTCTTCTCTAAGTTGATCTATATTCATTTTGTTAGCCCTTGTTTCTTTTCATAGCTACGTAAACCACCAATCCCCAACATGCCGCCTAGGACAGGCAACAACGTGCTCATATCAAACTCAGGTAGGGTAGGTAGTTCAGTACCCGTTAA